CTTAATATCTAAAATTTCTTCTACAACCTCACGGCGGGATGCTGCTGTCAACTGCATAAATGGAATAAACGATGAAGAACCCAATACTACAACTTGAGTAAATGATCTATGATTTAATTTTAGTATATTGTTCTCTAAATGTTTCTGATAATCCCTAGCTGATGCATCTTGATTCAAAAGTTTCTCATCTATATAAATCTCAAACTTCGTAGGTTTGATACCTCTTTTAACTAAAAACTTTTTGCGGCCTATCGTAAACAAAACTTCCACTATACAGTCCCGACTATTGACACTGTTCACCAACTGATCTTTCTTGATACGTCTAAATGGTTTACCAAACAATCCAAACGTCAATGCATCCAGCACAGTAGACTTTCCACTGCCATTGTCACCTATGATAAGAGTAGACGGTGAATTATTTAAAACAATTTCTATTGGTGTATTACCGGTCGATAAAAAATTCTGCCAAGTAACAGTTTTAAATGTTATCATTTAAATATTGCCATATCTTCAATTTGTTTTTTAGTAGTCATTCAACCTCACTTGCCTCCACATACAAATTCTTTAAAATTCGTTTCAATTTATTTTTGTTGATAGCTACACTATCAATTTCTTCCACATACCGATCTAATAATGTCATTGTATCTTCTACATCTTCCATAGATTGATCAGCTATATTATTAGGATCTAAATCAGAAAAATCTTCTACAATTTTTAACTCATAAAAATTTCCATCATTATAACACCGATCTATAAATCGGTCGAATGTATAGAAATCTGATTTCTGTATAACAAAAATCTTAACATAACACCCCTCATAAGGAGTTATATCATAATTCAACATCTCATCAGACTGGCCATCATCATAATAAATCTTTTTAAATAACCGATTAGGATTCTGATAAAATTCTAACTCCCTAGTTTCTGTATCTAAAATATGAAACCCTTTCTTACTGTTGTAATCGTGCCATGTAATCTCGTATGGTGCACCTAAGTATCTAACGTGACCATCGTCTTGTTGTTTGTGAAAGTGTCCAGAAAACACACGCTCAAATCGTTTGAAATGTTTTCGTTCTATACCATCATCACAATATACATTGTCCAACATCTCTGCACCTTGTAATGGTAGATGACCCATAAGAAAGTCAGCTTTAGCTCTAGATATAATTCTTAACGACTCTGCATACTTATCAGGTGCAATCCATGGAGTCATTAATATTTTCAGACCATCAAAATCTACTACCTCTGGCATATCTTTATAAAGATGTATAGGATATTCTCCACACGTTAAAGACATAGAGTTTACATCATTAGTTGATTTAAAATAACAATCATGATTACCCAACAAAACATGAAGATCCATACCTCTCTCATAGATAGGAGTAAAAAACATTTCCTTAGCTAATTTGAGAGTATTAAAATTCGTATACTTGCGCCTATCGAAAGTGTCACCCAAATCTATAATTGTTGTGACTTTCTCTTTTTCTAAAATTGGAAAAAAAGTTTCTTCGTAAAACCGTGATTGAAAAGCACTAAAAGATATATTATCGTTCTTACCGCCAAAATGTAAATCTGTTATTAATGCTATTTTCATTCAATCTTTATCATCTGAAAAAGAATACTTATCCAAAAATTCAATATATTGTCGCTGATATTCACTAGGATCATCATGTTCTTGTGTTATAATCATATCTTCTATATTAGACCGTTTTAGTATGGCATCTTTTATTTTAGATTGCTTCTTCTCCTTTGTTATTCTACGAACAAATGCAAAATAAATGATCTGTGTAAAATATGCAAAAGGATTCTTTGATTTTTCTGGATTAAAATTATCTATATACTGAAGGCAATTTTCAATGCCATCTGATATCATTTCATCTCTATATGTGTAATTAATAAAATTTGGACGATAGGATAAATGATTAGCTATCTTTAAAAAACATTCGCCGATATAATTTGTTACCTGCGGCCGAGGCTCATCATTCGATTCAGCTTCAGCAACATGACCTTTCCATTCAATCATCGCTTCTAAAAATTGTTTATTATTTACATAATGTGGCTTTTTCTTTTTATCTGTAGCCATAGGAACTCCTACGGAACATAATCTCCAAATAATCCAATGATAACTTCTACAGCATCGTCCAACTCTTTTAGACGCCATGCTGCGTTGCATTTGATAAGTGGGTGTTCCATTATTCGTTTGTCGTCCGAAACAACTATCAACGGTTTTTTCAAACCAATACTCCAACCTATCTCTATGATAGTCCCAATACTGGGCCTACGGTCATTCATCTCTTTGGGAAGATAAGCCAACACCAAGTCAGCACTTTCTGTGTCCAACCAGTTCTTTGCATTGATAGCACGTGGATCGCTCCACATCTTATCAGTTGCTCCATCATCTGTATAAACCATTCCTGGTCGTAGTGGTTCACACCTCAATGGAGATATGCCAACAATGTTGTCTGGCAACATTAGGTCAACATCATTTCTCCAAGTTGTTGCTTCTTCTTCTGTTAGTCCCGCTATTGGTCCTGCCAAATATATATACTTCTTCATACTCATAATAAATGCCTTTTTGTTTTAGACATTTATAATTATATACTAATTAAAGTACATTGTCAAGTGTAAAAAATATAAATTTGTACTTGACAAATTTTGTTGAATTACATATATATTAGTGTACCACCTTTAATGAAGCTTAGTCTTATCAAGAGGAAGCTGTATAACCTTTTTCGGTCCATCCTCTTCCGTATTAACATTCTTCATTATCTCATTTAATGCCTGAATTCTATTTTTTAATTCAGTTTCATCTTTAGGATTATCTTCATCTCGCAAAGCTAACTTTTTACATATCTGTTTATAATAAAATCCAACTTCCGGAGCCAAATTTCCCACCGCTATAATTCTTTTCTTAGCTATAGCAAATTCAGTATCATTGGTGAAATTCATCCAATGTTGCAAACCAGTATGAGTTATTACTTCACCCAATTGTTCATTAAAGTGGGGGTTTTCGGCGATAGCCATAGGACGTTCTACCACAACTGCATCTGTATATTCATGCAAAATTTTACAAATTACGTCCTCTCCATTATCTAGTTTAAGGACCTTAAATGGACTTGTATCTAGAGTTTTTGTTTCATCTGTTTCAGACATATAAGTATTTATGCTTTAGTTCGGCCATTGTATGGTTTGTTGAATCGCCTCATTCTGCGGACCAGAAGCTTCTTCTAAATTTCGTTGTTCTCGAGCAGCATCTTCTTCAGCTCGTTTTTCAAGATACGTTCGCTCATCCCACTCTTTTATCTCTTGAATTTGTTCCTCACCTATATGGTCTCTTGGGTTATTAATTCCAACTAATGAATCTATATGATCTACACTAAAGGTATCTTCACAAGCATGACAATCATAACATTTATTTTGGCAAGTCATTAATTGTTGTTCTAATGCCAGACCTTTCTCTGAATCCCAAATCGTTTTTGGTATTTTATCCCATGATCTTTCAGCATAAAATTGATCATTAACCCAACCAACAGGATTCCAAAGAGAAAAATGTGGCAAGTCTGCTTCATAAATTTCTCTAAAAGATTCTGCATATGTATAAGATTCTTGATCGGATCTAAAACCTTCTGCATAATACTCTAAACCCTCATCATAAAAAATACCAGGATGATTTTTAATTATTTCTGTAGGATAGCGCCATACCATTTTAAAATTCTTTATTGTCGGCGTGTCTGTGAATCCTATAGGACCATCACCAAACTTCGTGTACCCAGTGCCATCGACCTTTCTCTGTATTGGATATTCATCATTTGCAAGTTTTCCTTTGAGACCTTCCGACAAGTATTCAGTTGGTCCAAGCCTATTAGTTCTACCTGTATATTTGAAAATATCAACATGATCAAAATAATACTCTAATGTCTTTGAGCTCATCCATACAAGATTATTATTAAGTCTTGGTAAGTTTACAGTATCATCTGTAGTCCAACGAGTGGAAGATATTAGCCCCCAAGCTCCCCAATAAGAACTATGATTATTTTCAAACTGTTCATGCCAACTATCGTGTTCAGGTCTAAATGGACTGTTCGGTAAATAATTATCTGTTACTGTCATAGAAGTTTTAACATTATATTTTTCTGCAAGACGTTTGAACTCTGGCAATAAATCTGTGTTTCGATTTACATTACGTTCTAACTGTATAACATTATAACCACAATGTGCCATATCTATAAACTGTTGCGGTGTATCTACGTTTTGAAAAACAGAACTTTTCCACACCATCTCGGGAAACCTTTTCTGTAACATTCCAGTAGCCATCAAATGTACAAAACTTAAAGTACATCGCCTTAAACCTCTCTCATAATATTCACCTAACCAATTTAAAAATAGATGCATCATTTGATTTTCACCCATCAAATCTGGCGGCTGTACTATTGGGTTTAATGTTAATGAAATAGGAACATTTAATTCATCTTGAATTTTAAATAAATCATCAATGTGATTATCATCAGTAATATAAACTCCCATAGCATTACCATATTTTATCCATTGATCAGACCGTAATCTCTTACCTCTAAACTGTGCTCCAAAATATATATCACTTATTTCTGATCTATATTCATCAGATGAGTTTTTTATTAATGTATAAAAATCCCGTGTAAATGATCCCTCACTATCGTAATGTGGTATTGAAAATCTTTTCTCAAAATTCATCTTTCTATCCTTTTAATTTCACTGGTAGAATCTCATAATCAAATTCTTCCTTATTGTATATTTCTATCCTAGCTCCAAAATGCTTTAAAGTGAAGTTCTGTTTATTATTATAACTCAAATCATCGCTAATGTCAAACACTTTTAGCCCTTCTTTATTTTCAGATGTTCTCAATCCTCGTCCTATAGATTGCAAAACTTTAATCTGAGATTTGTACGGACTCGCAAACACTATATTATGTAGTCTCCTAATATTTATTCCCATTGAAAAGGTGCCGTAACTAGCAACTACAATACTATTATCATTTTGTTCTACTATAGCTCTAATCTGTTCTCTTTCTTCTGTTGGGGTTGCACCATAGACTAGATGAGGATTTTTATCTGCACATCTATCTATAATCATTAAACACAAAGGTACTAACTGTTTTTCTATGTACTGTGCCAATACAAGAGTATTTCCCTCTAATGTTTCTACGAGTTTTGTTATAAACAAATTTCTTAATCTATGGGTAGAAAGATATTCCATCTCCTCTTGGTATGTTCTATTCTTTCTATTAGCTTTAACATGATCTAAAACTATACAGGAGATATGCAAATCTGATAATTGTTTAGCCTGTATAAGTTTAGTTGTTGTTGTAACTTTCTTACACTTCGCAAACAATCCTTCTAGAACTAATTGATGGACTTCTGTACCATCAAGTGTACCGGTTGTGCCGATACGATATTGACAATCATGCAATTTCGTCATTATTCCTGTTAAAGATTTCGCCTTTGCCAAATGACATTCATCTATAAACACAGCACCAAATTGGCTGAAATATTGTTTAGGCATTTTATATATTGATTGCCAAGTTGAGATGATAACCTCTTTTGGAGTATTCTTGTCGTATCCTGAGTATAATCTATGGCAGTGTTCATCTGGAAACCAACCATAATCAGCAAAGTCTGTATACATCTGTTCGACTAGAGATGTTGTTGGCACTACTACTAGAATTTTTTTATCGGGCAAAAGGTCGACATAGTACCGGATCAACGCATATATAATAAATGATTTCCCAGAACCAGTAGGAGAAAGAATAAGTCCCCTATCATTATTGATGATATGATGTATAGCATCTAATTGATAATCCCGTACCTTTAAACTCTTTGATATCTTATTAACAAACTTTTTTATTAAATCTTTTTCGATGCCTCTAGAGGCTCGGATTCCTTCACCGTATTTGATTTTATGGCCTTGTGTCGCAAGAAATCTTCGGACATAAGGTAGTAATCCCAAATAGATTTTACCAGTACCTGGACTGAACAATCTAATCTTTCCGTCCCAAAGTCTGCTACGAACCGACGGCATGAACTTCGCATTTGGGACTTCAAAAGTGAAGAACTC